CCGCCTGTACCCCAGTTGTGCAGCTTCACCTTCCCTGTGCCGTTGCAGCGTCTGCAAACCCGCGGAGCTGCCTGTGCCTGTGCCTCGGGCTGGGGTGCTGCTGGCATCGAGTCCAGCACTGACGGATAGGTCCACAAGCAGTTCCATGTGTCGAAGTGCTTACCGAGTGGGAAGTCGGCTTTGAAACTTCCGCCCGTGTGCCGCCCCGTATAGACACGGCCTTCGTGCTTGAACAGAACAGCCTCTCCAATGTCCGGAAGGTAGCGTTCTTGTGACTTGTCGCACGGGTTGACCCATGCGGATTGCTCCACCGCTGGCACTGCCGGGGCCTGTGGGTACAGGCCATCCATTTCGTTGACGGCTTCATAAAAGCCATCAGCCAGAGCCTGTGCCATGTTCGATTCCCGCCCGTTTTTCGACACATCGCCTGCAACGTGTTCGGTTTCTGCGGGTTTTTGAACATGTGCCTCCAGCTCAGTGACGCGAGCGTGAAGGCGGCGCAGTTCTACGCAGGCATCAGCAGCCCACATCTGAAACATAGGCTGCGGCATTGATAGCCGGTACTCGTTAGCAAGCCGCAGGGCTTCGGGTTGTGTGGTGTCTGTCATGTCTGTTGCTCCAATGCCCATTGAATGATCTCGCTCGCCTCTTTGAGCGCCACCCGCAGCGCGGCTAGCTCGCGGAACTGGCGCATTTCCTTGCTGGATTCCATTGCCCGAATGTTCTGCAGTAGCTCCACCTGCTGCTCTGCCTGCAAAGCACGGCGCTTCCATTGCTTCAATGTGGGCTCGCGTGGCTCTGTCATGGCTTACCCCGCAAGCTGATGCCGCACGACACGCGGGAAGGGGTTGTGTGCTGTGGGGCCGTCGCTGATCTCCACCACGTCACGCGCCTCCAAGAACGTACTCTTGTCTGACCCGGCATGGCGCATGTACTCGATCTCAACTTTCGATGCGTTCGTGATGGCCTGCGTGACTTCCGAAAGAGCCTTGGCGCGGCTGATCTCTGCTTGCAGCTGCTCGTTATTGGCACTGCGAAGGGATGCCATCTGATCCAGCAGGATCTGGCGAACGGTGCTGATGTTGTTGGTGGTCATGCTTGTTTCTCCTGAGCTTTCTTAATTTGCTTTTTCAGCATCCCTTGCAATACGCAAAGTTCTGCCATCTCTCGGGGCATCGTTGCCCACACTGTGTTTTTGCGCGAGTTGTCTGCGCGTGTCAGACATTCGAGGTTGTCCGGCGTGATGTTGCGGTGATCTTGATCTTTGAACCGCAGCACATGCCCCGGTGGAACCGGGCCGTTAACCGCCTCCCACACGATGTAATGCACTGGCCTCCACACGTTCGGCTCGGCAACCTTCCGCACTAGGTAGGGGTGGTGCTGCTGGTTTCCTCTGGTCAGCTTCCATCGCTCTGTTCCGATGGGTAGCGTCGTACTGGGTGTGTTGCCCTTCTTGAACTGAGTAGCAACCCCGCCCTGAGTGATGCCCTTGCGGCCTTTGTTCCACGGCACGGACCCGGGCTTGATCCGCACCGCTGCGTAGGCTTCCGGGTTTTTGGCAAGTCGCTCGTATTGCATGGCCGAAAGCGTTTCCTTCGTTTTCTTCAATCCGCGCCGCGCTGCCATTTCGTTCACTGAGTCCTTTGCGAACCCGAACAGATCCGCGATTACGCTAGACGGGCAGTGCGGGTACATCAGGTCAAGGATTTCCAAATGCTCAACGCTCCACGGGCTGCGATCCCGCACGGCTTTTGACCGCAATGCGGAGATGTAGGCCGCGTCTTTCACGAGTCCCATCCCCTGCGCAATCTTGGAGATAACGTTGTGATCGCGCCCCATCCTCTGCGCCAATTCACGATTGGTAGCGGTTGCAAAGTGCTGGCGCAGGTAGTCGCGCTCTGCTTCGGTAAAGGGTTTGCCCATGTGTCTACGCTGCAAAAAGGTCTTGTGTCTTTTCCACTTCGGCGGCTGCAAGGTTCTTTGCTGCCTGCTCGTAGTAGCTGCGCTTGAGTTCAGCCCCGACGAACTTGCGACCCATCTCCAGTGCCACGAAGCCTTCGGAACCTATGCCGGTGAAAGGTGACAAAACTACATCGCCGGGGTTCGTCCACAAGTCGATGCCGCGCCGGATCACTTCCAGTTGCAGCGGGCAGATATGCCGCTCGTCGTCATGCTCGCGGGCGCTGCGGTATTGCAGGGTGTCGGATGGGTCAATGTCCATCCATACCGGGCTGGCTACCTTCTGCCACTTGTCTACCGGGTACTGCTCTGGCGTGTGCGTCACCTTGTCCACCATCTCGCCAGGTGCCCGCATGGTCACGAGGTAGTCAGGGATGCCTTGACGGCTCATGCAAGCATTCGTGCGCACCGTCTTATGCAGCAGGCCGAGCGCCTTTGTGCGCTGCATGGAAGTCACAGGGTCTTTCCAGATGCACACTTCGCTGGCGTAGATGAAACCGTGCTTTTGGAATGCACGGATCAGTTCACCGCGAAAGTCTTTCAACCCGATATACCCGTCCCGCTCTTTGCTGGTGGGCATCAACATGCAGTGAAAGCTGACGTTGTGCCCCGGCTTCATCACGCGGCGCAGCTGGGCAACGAGGTAGTCGAAGTGGTCGAAGAACTCTGCATCGTTGCGCACATTGCCCATGTCGCGCGGGCTGTTGCTGTAGGTGTAGAGGCTCGCAAAGGGTGGCGAGAAGATGGAGTAATCAATGCTCGCATCGGGCAGGCCCTGAATAACCTCTACACAGTCGCCGTTCCAAAGTGTGAAGTTCTCGCCGCTGGATTGATCGATGACGTTCATGCTTGCCTCAAGAAAGAGGGCAGGTTCATGGCCTGCCGTGGTTGGTATTCGTTGCTCTCGCGTGTCTGTCCAAACAATTCAGACTTCACGCTTTCCATAACTTCAGTGGCGAGCGCATCGCCCATGGCCTTTGCGTCGGCTTCTTTGCGCTTGAGGTTGGAGACAATCGACCCCTCTTGCTCGCTTGCAAAGATGTGGACGTGAACCTCTTGCTTCTGGCCGAAGCGATAGCAGCGCCTGACTGCTTGGTAGTACGCCTCCCATGAGTCCGTAACGCCGACGAATGCCACGTTGCGGCAGTGCTGCCAGTTCAGCCCCCATCCCGCTATAGAAGCCTTTGTGACCAGTACGCGGGTTTTGCCGGTAGCGAAGTCGTGCAGGCGCTTTTCCTTCGTGGCTTCGTCGTCTGCGCCGCGAATCTCTACGGCGTCCCCAATGGCTGCGCGTAGTGCTTCGCCTTCGGCATTCAGGTCGCACCAGATCACCCATGGCTCAGTGCTGGCGTTGACCATGGCGGCGCAGGCTTTCACCCGCTCGTCCAGGCTGGCCTTGCGTGCGCCCCGGCGCTCCATCAGATCGCTGGCTTCCATGGCGAACAGAAACCCCGTAGCCTGCTGGTCGTGGTCGCTGTCTACCGTGTGCTGATGCACATGCAGCGGGGGCAGGTTGTAGGCGCTGGCGTCATAGCCCAGATCGGCAGGGCTGCGCAGCATTACTCCCCACGAGGCAACCCACTTCCAGAACAGTTGCCGTGCGTGGCCTTTGATGCGCCAGGTCTGGGTGTCGCCGCCGTCATGCACGAAGAACTCCGCAAGCATCTCGGCACGCGAACGAATGCCCAGGAATTCCGCATGGGTGCCTAGCTCCGTCCAATCGTTAGGCGCTGGGGTGGCCGTCGCACACAGCCGATATGGCGTCTGCTTGAATGCGTCCAGAAGGGCCTGCAGCGTCTTGCTGGTGTGATGCTTGATAACGCTAGATTCATCCAGCACAACACCGACGAACCGTGATGCGTCAAACTTGTGCAGCCGGTCATAGTTGGTGATGTTGATGCCAGGGCGTATCTCGCTGTCGTCGTGTGCGTGAGTGACCGTTACCCCACACGCTGCCGCCTCGGCTGCTGTCTGTTGCGCAACCGCCAGCGGTGCCAGGATCAGAATATCCCCGCCTGTATGCTTTTGCACCACGTCAGCCCATGCGACTTGCATACGGGTCTTGCCAAGGCCGGTATCAGCAAAGATTGCGCAGCGTCCACGGCGCAGCGCCCATTTCACAAGTGCCTGCTGGTGTGGAAACAGCCCATCCATCAGCGTCACGTCATGCGTGATACCGACCGGAGGAACCGCCAGCAACTTGCTTTTCACAAATTTTGAATACGTCATGGCGTAAAAAAGCCCGCTGTTGCGGGCCTGTGTGGGGGTGGGGTGGGTGCTGGCTACCAAGGAATGTCGTCGGACATATCGTCGAAGCCGCTTGACTTGTTTGCAGCCGGTGGCACGGGAGCAGGGCGGGGCGCTGGCGCTGGTGCCTGCCCATCCTGCTTCACACCTCGCGCGAAGTCGTCAAAGTCGGCCACGCCCTCCAGTGATGTTCCGGTGCTGCCGTCCTGCTTCTGGAAAGTGGCAATGTGCAGATCCCGGATGACCAGCGAAACCTGCTTGCCCTTTGTCAGATGCGGTGCGAGTGCTTCGGCCTGCTTGCCAAACATGGATGCGCGCACCCACTGGCTAGGCTTCTTGCCATCGTCGCCTTTGCGCCCGTAGTTGTAGGCCACGGCCAACTGCACGACTGTCGTGCCTCCTTGGGTTACGCGGGTTTCCGCATCGCGGCCAAGGGTGAAGAGTCCGGTAAGTTGTGCCATGGTTTCCTTATGCGGCCTGCAAGGCCAGTTCGTTGTTTGCGGCGATTGCTTCGCGCAGGGTGGTTTCGTATTGCTTTACCGTCTTGGCAAAGTTCATCAGGTCTGATTCCAGTGCTTCAATGGCATCCTCGTCGCGGTTGATACGGTGGATAACCATCAGGTCTAAATCGGGAGCCCACAGCACCAGGTCAACCCATTGACGGCCCAGCAGCCACAGATACCCGAGGCACTGGTCCATGTAGGCCGACAGGTCGGCATTTGCCACGGCGGTAAACAGGGTGTCGCTGGAAACCATGGTCTTGATCTCCAGCACCCCATCGCTATCAATAAAGCCGTCTGGACTCAAGCCAAACATGCCATCGTCTGTCGTGAAGAAGCCGACTTCCTCAACAAGATTGCCGGTGCGCCGTTCGTAGGCCCTTCGGGCAAACGTCTCTTGCTCGGTGCCTGTTCGCATGGCTGTGTTCTGGAACTTGGCCGGGGCGCTGCCTCCCATCCGCTCGCGGGCTGTGTCCATGGCGTAGGCGATGCACGCTTTTGATGGCGCGCCGCCTTTGAGCTTTTCCCGGCAGTCTTTGAACCGCGATCCTGTAATGCAGCCTTTGCGCACAGCCAGCCATTCAGGACTTCCCTGCTCGTGATCGTGGTGGATCATTGCTTGCCCTTTTCGTCAGCGGCTTTTGCCACCTTCTTGAGTTCGTGGCTCGCAGGCTCCAGCAGCGCGCGGTCTGCTTCGGTCAGGCTCTTGATGTGCTTGGCAAGTGCAGCCCATCCACCCATTGCCGCATCGCGGGCAGCGGCCAGAAGCTCAAGAGGGACGGCGGGCGCGGGTGGCGTGCCGTCTGTGTCGTCGCCGCATTCTGCCACGCCGCAGATAGCTTTGAGTGTGTAGCGTTCCAGATAGCTTTTCGTGCTGGCCCGCGCTTGGAGTGCGTTCTTTGCGCCGCCCGCGTCTGGTGGCCCTCCCATGCTGACGGACTCAGAGTGCCCGCCTACGTGCTTGAGCGTGCAGGTAACTTCAAGCCAATCCTTTTCATCGCGGGTCAGCTTCCATGCGGTGCTGAGTCCATGGCGCGACAGGGCAGGGGTTACAGCATCCACCACGTCATGCAGTTCCGCGTACTCCTTGCCGCGCAGTGGGCCGTCTGTCACCTTGCGGCCCTTGATGATCCGCACGGCTTCGGCCTTGAATGCTGCAAAGGCGGTGTTGTATGCCTTCTCGGACTCCTTGCGCTCCCAGCGGTCTTGCAAGTCCATCATCTTCTCAACCTGCTCAAGGCTTGCGCCTTGGGACATTGCGGCCAGCATCATGCCCATGGGCGACTGCGCGGCGATGGGTGATTGCTGGACGGCAATCGGCTGGGTGGCACGTTGAATCGGCTCAAGGTCCATGACCTGGCGCTCTGCTGTAGTTGTTGCGTTCATGTTGTTCTCACTTGCTACGGGCCAATAAAAAAGCCCGCCGGAAAGCTCGCAGCGGGCTGTCAAAAGTGCGGTATGCGCGATACAGCTGATAAAGCTCTATCAAGAAGCTCATGGGCACCCCCAAACTGCAAAGCTCACTACAGACAGTGATGCAATGGCGACAAGGCCCAGCAGGCACTCGGCAAGGTGTTGCTCTGTGGGGGTCATGCTGGCGTCCCTTCTTTGCTTGGCACTGGGAGCCATTGCAGGGTTTCGTCTTGTGCGTCGTCGCCGGGGTCGCGGATGGGGCGCAGATAAGCATCAATGGCAAACGGCAAGTAAATCCCACTGGTGGCGATCAATGGCTCACGCGTAACCCAGACTGGGCCAAACCGCGTTATGAAACCGCCCCGAATTAGTTCGGTCCTTGTTGCTAGACGTACACACTCAATGATTCGGCCCTCATTTCCTGCATCGCTACGCACAAACACCGCCAAATCCCCAGGCTTGCAGTTCATCACTTCACCTCCGCTACTGTGTAAACGCGCCCGCGCTTAGGCGAGCAGGTCACGGTCTTGTCGTCAATCCACTCATGCACAGCACCAGGCCCGCAGACCTGGCGGCCAGCAAACTCTCGGCTAGCCTTCGCGGCTTCTTCCATCTGCACTGCTTGCAAGCTGTCAGACTCGGCCCACTCGCTGGCGTGGTCGTCGTGCTGCACAAACAAAAAAGCGCCGATGAGGGCGCATAGATAGAGGGCTGTTTTGTAGTTGGGGTGGGTCATGGTGTCTCCCTTGCTGCAAGCATTGCGTCTGCCATCCGGTAGGCGATCTGGGCAATCTCTATCGCCCAATCCTCGGCTTGTGTATGCCATGCTGGTTCTGCCATTTCGGCCTGCATCGCCTTCGCTGCGAAGTAGTCGCGCAGGGTCATGCCGTTGAAGGCGCTATCCTCATGCAGCGCCGTGATTGGAAATGCCAGCCCGCCGTTGTTTGTGTTGCTCATGGTGTTTCTCCTGTGGCTTTGGCGATTGCTGCGCGGGCTTTGGCAATCGTCCCCTCCATAGCTTGGTAGTCGTATTGCTGCATACGCCACAACGCTGATTTCAGCGCTTCCAGCATCTCCGGCGCTGCCGCTATCAGGCGGGCGTTTGCCATGGATTCCGCGTCATCGTGTTGGCGAATCGAATCAGGCATGCCCTCGTATCGCCATTGGTGAACGTTTGCAACCTTGTAGCGACCGCCTAGCTGTGTGCCGCGAATGCGCAGATAGTCCTTATCGGACTCTGCTGGCAATAGCGTCCAAGGCCCTTTTGTGTGCTTGCTCATTCGTCCACCTCCGCTGTGTGATAACCATGCTTGTCTGCCAGTGCCTTGACCACCGCAATGCACGAAGTCACCCCGACTGCACAAGCGTCCATCAGTGCCGCCATAACCTTGTCGTCGTGGTCGCGGTAACTCAGGCCGTCTAGCAGCCTGTCGTATTTGCCCATGCGGGCCTCGATGACAGCGATTGCAGCCAGTCGGGCTTCTTCGCGCTGCATCCGCTCGTCGCGCTTTTGCCGTTCGTCTTCGTGTGCCGCGCAATGGGCCATGTCGATCTCGAAGCTCATGTGGTTGCTCCTATTGACCTGCATAGCGCAGCGTGTGGAGGTACAGCGGTGCGGCCATTGCCATTAGCATTCCGCGCGCCGTCTTGTTCTCGTCCTTGAGCAATTCGCCCCCGGTGTAGTGCCACTGCAGTTCGCCTTGGCTGTAGGCATTCCGGTTCGTTTTGTGATCTTCGGCAATCACGCTAGACAGCTCGCGGAAAAACTCGACTTGCTGGTCTGAGCCCATCGCCCAAAATGCCTGAGCGAGCATTGATGGCGTGATGCTAAAAGTTGCTGTTGCTTCCATTGATTGCTCCATGAAAAAAGCCCGGCTAAGCGGGCTGTGTTGGGTGGGCTACTAGCGTGGAACGTCCAAGCACCATCCGTGAAAAGGATTGCTTTCGCCCGTAATTGAAGATGGTGTGCGGCGCTGATCTCCGCATGAAGCTGCGGCAAGCGTGGCCGCATGGCGCGTGTAAGCGCGTTCACCATCAGACAAGCCGCCATCCTGCTTA